TATATTTTGTACAACAAATGGTTCAATATTAATGTCATTAAATTTAATTGCAAATCTATCTTTTCTTTTGGGTTCATAATTAGTTTGTACTTTCATGTTATTTATTGTATTACTCCAAATGCAGTCATTATTATTATTGTTGAACCATACACAGAAACAGGTCCTGATGGTGAAGTGCCTGTTCCTGTGAGAGTTATTCCGGGTGGAACTGCTACAGTAATAACAGCATCCTGTTGAAATGCTTTGATTATTTCTTCAATTCGAATTCTTTCCATAATTTCATCAGGATTAACACCACCTGAAGGTAAAACACCAACAGGTAATCCCGCTTCACTTTTTCTGGCAATAATACGTGATGCAATTTTAGTTGGTGATAGACCGGGACGTAATGGAACACCAATTAATATCATTGGTGTTGGAATAGGTGGCGGTCCACCAAGAGATGAAAGACTTAATACTTTATTAAATCCCCCAATAATTGCATTAATACTACTATAATCAATTGCCATGTTACTTATTTGCCTTTAGTTCTTTAATACTAATCCATTTCCAACCCAAAAACCATTTGGTCATCAGTATCCTGAACCAATTTGGTTTTACAGTTGTTGCGAGTTGTGTGCCTTCTATATCACCATTATCAATGAGATAAACGCCCACAAACTGTTTGTTTAATTTTTGGTCTACTATCATATTATTTATTTAAAATTTATCCTGTTAAACTTGATGCAATATTACTTGTACCAGTTAAACTTAAAATTATATTAATATATTGATTTATTTTTTCTTTAATTACTTTTTTTATTACTGGTGTTAATAATTTTATTAGATATAAAATTGCTAATGCAAAAATAAATTCTGCAACTATTTTTATTATTTCTTTTGCAATACATTTAATACAAATCTTAAATTTTTTCATATCATCCTTTGGATTGCTAATTAATACAACTCCATTATTTTCAAAAGCACTCATTACACCCAATAATACTCTAATTTGTGGTGCAGTAGTTACAGCTAATAACATTGCCATTGTAATTGCACCAATTATTTTTTGAAAAAATCCATCTTTTATTGTTTGTTTATTTTCTGTAGATGTTTCTGTATTATTACTTTGGTCAATTGTTGCTTCTACGGCATTACCAACTGCAAATGGGTCAGTTGACCCAGATATTGATGAAACTAAATTTTTAAAATCATCATACGATAATTGTGCTGGCATAATACCACAACCCATATCATAATTTACAACACCATCAACCATTTCACGTGCTTTTTGAAGTAAATCTGCATAATCACTTGGTGAAATTGTAAATGAATCATCATCATTTAATAATTGTTCCAACATTTTTTGAATTTGTAATTCATCGTATGTTTGTTGTATTGTTTTATTTCGTTTATTTGTAAGTGTACCATAAATACTATCCATAGTATTACTTACAATTTCTTTCTGGTCAAGTATTTGCGCATTATCAATATAATTACTAAAATAATCACCAATATTTGAACTACTACTATTATGGGGTTTTATATTAAAACTATCTGATGTTGCATTATAATTAATTGTCATATTATTATATGGAGTATCAGTACCAGAATTTAAAATAGCATCATGTGCTGAACTATCAAAATTTGGAGTAGAAGTATTATATAATAAACTACCTTCACTTGAATTTTTATCAACTTTATATTTACCTGTGGTATCAACATTTTTTACTGGCATTATAACACCATCTGATGCATATGTTGATGGTAATGCATCCCCAGAATTTGAATGTATAAATTGTTTTTTTAGTGCTGTTTTTAATTTTGGTTCTGAATTACCAACAACTTTTGTAAGCATTTGTCCCACCACTAATTTTAACGCTTCACTACCAGCAACAGTTTTTAATACATCAAGTAAAAACGGAATTATATCTTTTTTATTATTAACAGATGGATATAAATCAGTTGACCTTGGTGTTTTTTGTTGTTGATTTAATGAAGTATATGCACCAATAGTGGTAAAAACACCTCTTTTGTTATCAGATAAACTCATTATTCGTTATTTTTTTTTATTTTCTTTTTTCTCCAATTCATCGGCAACGAATTTAAGTAATTCGTTTCTTCTGTCAGTAGTTACTTCACTCTTTTCTTCTTCTCTATTGCTTTTATAATTATTATTAAAACCACCAACCTTATTATCAAAAACAACTTCTTTTAAATAACGAAGTAACATGATTTTTTGGTCTTGGTTTTTAGCTTCAGCAGCAATTAATTTTACAATTTGGTCACCAATAGCTTGAACTTCGCCACTTTCTTTTACTTTAGTTTCCCATTTTGTAAAAAGTCTAGTAATTTTTGCTTTTATGTTATGAGATTCGTCATAAATTTCTTGAAGTAATTTATTTACGCTTTCTTCATCAAATTTTAATTGTTTACGAGTTGGTCTTGGCATAATTTTATAGTTTTAGTACATATAAATACACATTAATTAGAAAGTGGATTTATCATAAAAATATCAAGAATTCCATTATATTTAAGTTTTTTACTTTCTGGATAATTTATAATATTTATATTTTCAAGATTAACGTCATGTACAATATTTAAATTTTTATCAATAATAACTGCATGTGTTGTGGGTGGTTTATCATTTGGATTATAATATTTAGGTGAATATACACTTGCATAGAAATATCCTTTAACTCCTTCCATATTTTTTAATCTATAAAATTCGGTTCGTAATTTAACAGTTGGTATTCCTTCTCTTTTATTTATTGTTCTATATTGATTATTATTATAAAGACCACCATCATAATTATATCCATATTTATGTAAAAAATGATAAAACGTATTAAACCATTCGTGTCCTAATGTATTAAAATTTGGTACTTCTTCGAGAGATAATTCAAGTAAACTGGCAATTGCTGCTTGCATACAATTACCATGACTTTTATCAATTATTGTTTGATAAATTTTAATCATCCAAAAAATCTGTTTTTTGTAAAAAATATATTTCTTTAAATGGTTTAATGCCTATTCTTATTTCTTTTGTGGATAATCCTGTTTGTTCTTTTAAATATAATAAAATTTTATTTTTAGCAAATTTATTTGTAACTCTTTTATTATATTTTCCTTCTGGAGTATCTTCCATAAATAATACTTGCCAATTTTTTAATACATTAACAATTGCATCACCAACAATAATTTCATTTCTTTTCATTATTGGGTCATTATTGATTTTATCTTCAATTTTGGATATTACAGAATTAATTAATTTCTCAAGTTGATGCTGACTTTCTGTTTCAATTTCATAGGTATATTCAACATTTTGATTAATTTCATCAATATAATCATCAAAAGATAAATTAATTTTCTTTTCAGTATAACTTTTTTTGCTATGGTCTTTATAATAATTTCTAATTATTGTTTGGCAATAACTAAATGCTTTTGTTTTATTTCCCGATTTAGTAATTTTATTTGGATTGAATTTTACCATATGCTCGATTAAATGTGTAAGAGCATTTGATTCAACCTCACTCATATCGTAATTACCAATATGAATGGGATATCGTCTTAATATGGATTGTATCATTTTTTTAAAAGGTTCAATAAGAATTTCATTATAAATTTTATTCTTTTCTTCTAAAGAATTAGAATTTATATAATCTATAACTGCTTGTTCTTCCTTTTCTGCAAAATATGGTACACTAACTTCGAATTCATTTTCATTTTCTTTCATTTATCATAGAATCAAAATAATCAAATTATTTATTCGACAATTAATTTTTGAAGTCTTGACATGTCGATTACTCTATCATTAGAAAAATTAGATTCTTTAGTTGCTGTTTCAAACCAAAATTTTCTTTCATCTACTGGCATATTTTTTAAATAGCTATCAAACATACTACCTTCACGTGTTGATAGATGTTTATAACCAATTTTTGGAATTGTAAATACTTTACTTGCGTTATTTAATGCTCTAAGTAAATATTCATACATAAATGCTAACTTAATATTAGATTTATATTTACCGAGATTAATAAAGTCAGATTTTTTAATTACTGCGCCACTTAATTTGAAATCAGAATATTGTTTTAATGAATTAGCATTTAAATAACCCATTTCGCCATTTTCACCAACAAATTGTTGTGCCCAAACAGTTTCATTTGTTAATTTAATACCCTCATTTTTTTCATTAACTTCAATCATCATGGTTAGAAAAATATCAATTTCTGGATATGTTTGAATATATTTTTCTACATTTCTAAAAAATGTTGTACCATATTCATCATCAAATTCAAGTACTGAAAAATAATTAGTAGTTACAGCATCAACTGCTAAATTAACTTGTGATTGATAATCAGTTTTACCTTGATTTTGTATTAAATTAAATTTAATTTTATCTTGATACTTACGAAGCATAGAATCTTTAAATGGAATAATTTCACCATCAAGATTTAATGGATATACTATAAGTACTTCAGGTAATTCGGTTATATTTTCTTGTTTATTAATAGATTCGATTGCCTTATCTAAAAGACTTGAAATCTGGTCATTATATTCATGTATTGGAATTATTATTGAAACGTTCATGTTTATTTTTATTTAAATTTTATAATTATTTTTATGATACAGCAGGTGGTTCTATTATATTAGTTTCTTGTATTGGTTGTATTACATTCTGAAATAAATTAATTCTTTGTGTTATATAATTAGAATAAATTTCCACTAATTGCTTTTCACTATCGTTTTGATTATATTTAGATGCATTTTTTTCCATTAAATCATATAATTCAGGACTAATATTATCATCTAAAAATTTAACAAGTACATCACCTGCTAATACAGGAAGGTCATAATAATTATCAGTCCATACACCAGCACCTTCAACTGCTTTAATTGGTGTACCATTTTCATCTCTTTCAATCATATATTCAGGCATAATATCTGGTTTTAAACAAATTGGAATTGTGCCAGATTTCATACATTCAAGAGGAAATGTACCAAAACTTGCAATTCTATCAATCCAAACTGCAGCAAAATTGCCTTGTAATCTTTTAGCAAAGTCAACTCTACGCATTGGTTGTGGTGGTTTGCTTTTTGTAACCATTGGGTCAAATGTTACCCAACTATATTGTGGATATTTACAAAAAAATAATTTTACAAATTTTGAAATTTCATTCGCATTTCTACCAATTACTGAAATTATTGGCTTTTGTGGAATATTTGACCTTTCAAAATATTCAGGAATTCCAATATTATATGTTTTAATATTGAATTTTTTACCATAAAATACATCAATCCATTCTTTAAGTGTTGGAGAGGTGGTAATGATATCATATATACCAAATGAAGACCAATCAGTACCCGGAATTAATGAATTAATCATATAATCAACCGATTGTAATAGACCTATTCTTACACAAGGTAAATTTTTAGTTTGTTCCATTACATTTGAAAATACTTCAGGAATTATCATAATATCTTCAGGACCTACAGTAAGTTTAGGGTCTGACATAGGTACATGTTTATGATTTGTAAGTTCTTTTTCAATCCAAACAGGTATAACATAATCACCCTTTTCTACCATAATTATTACTTCATATCCCATATTTTTTACTACAGTGGCATGAAAATAAAGTTCATATACACTTGCAACAGGATTAGTAGATTCAGGTACACAAAATAAAAATTTTGATTTTTTATTTACTATTCTATCTAATGATACCTTAATTTTTTCTATTTTTTCTAATTCAGCAACTTGTGTTGCATTTTTTATTTCTTCACTCATTTTATTTATTTTTATATTTAATTATTTTTTCAAAATATTTGTTATCAATTAAATCTGCAATTTGTAATACTTCTAAAAAACCAGTATAAATATTTTCATTATATGGTCTTTTTAATTTAATTAATTTTTTACCCCAAGGTGTACCTACATTTAAAATTTCAGGGTCAGTAGTAATAAGTACATCAACATCACGCCACATATCTATTGCTTTATCAACAAATTTATAATTTGTAAATCTGCATGATATTTTACTTAAGAAAAAAAGTGTGGGTGGTATACTAAATCTATTTTCAACATTCATTACTATAAAATTTGCAGAATTTGCATATTTTAATAAAAAATTATTAACATGTAAATCCATATTTTTATACATTATTGGTGCTGCACCATGTATTTCAAATAAATAATCCTCATACATAAAACGATTATATACTTCACGTGCTGTTTTTTTTATTTTTTCTTCTTTTTTAAATAATAAAAAGTCTGCAGGTGCTTCACCAGTTTTTTCATCTACTTGATAATCAATTGGATTAACATTTTCTGGTGTTTCTTCTGGTTCACGCATTTCTTTAACTATTTCCTCAGTATCTTTCCACTGATAATATTTAAAAAAATCATAAACATATGGTTGTTTTTCAGGAATTCCTTCTTCACCAAATTCTTGTGCATAAAATCTATCAAATTGAAGCCATTTTGCTCTTAATATTTCGTCAATAACGATACCTATTCTTATTTTACTCATTTTTTTTTCTTTTTTTATTATCTTTTAATATATTTAATTGATATTTGAGATGTTCATTTAATTCTTTCATTAATTCAGTATGTTTTTGAATTAATTCTGATTGTACTATATATATAGGATTAATACATTCAATTCTTGTATCTACTGATTGTGTTGGTATTATTATTATTTCACCTTGAAATGTTGCTGGTATAATTTTTTTTGTAACTTTTTGTGTGAAAGTTTCAATATCCACACTACGAATACCTGCAACACCAATATATATAACTAATATTTTATTTTCAATTTCTTTTTTCATTTTTTATTTAATTCTTTACTTTAAATAACACTAAATTTTCTAAATAGTATCAATTAT